GCTGCACATAGGCTATACTCGTCGGGAAACAGGCGCGAGGCGCTTTACTATAGGAAGTCGGCATGATCGGTCTCATTCGTCATCTTGATTTTTGGGCTTCTGTTCCTCGCGAGGGTGACGGCACGGGTCGTGGCGGCAACTCCCGGTACAAGGCCGGTGGTTCTGTGGTCGCGCCCAAGAAGGCGACCATTGCCGGGCAGCCGCACATGCTAGCCTACATCAATCCCGACGAACGTCGCATGCTCAAGGCCATGGGTGGCGCGGACATCCCCGGCCCGGCTGGTATCCCCTCGTTCCCTCCGGCAGGCGCGGGCGGCGGTGGCACCAAGGACGGCAAGACCGGCGGCGGTGGCGGCAATAAAGGTGGTGGCTCTTCCGGCGGCAGCAAAGGCGGCGGCGGCGGTGGGGCCGATTCAGGCCAGGCGGGCAATAAGGGCGGTGGCTCTTCCGGCGGTAATAAGGGCGGCGGTTCTTCTGGCGGCAACAAAGGCGGCGGTGGCGGCGGTGCTGACTCTGGCCAAGCTGGCAACAAGGGTGGCTCTTCCGGCGGGAATAAAGGTGGTGGAACCTCCGGCGGCAACAAGGGTGGCGGCGGCGGTGCGGACTCTGGCCAGGCTGGCAATAAGGGTGGAACCTCCGGCGGCAACAAGGGCGGTGCAACTCCCGGCGGCGGTGGTGGCACGGGCGGCCCCGGCAATGTCGGAGGCAACAAAGGCGGTGCAACGGTAGACCGCGACCGCCAAGGCCCCTCGAATGTCGGAGGCACTCGCGGCGGCACTGCAACGGTAGACCGTGACCGCCAAGGTCCGAGCAACACCGGGGCTGCTGCAGCCGCAGCAGCCGCAGAATCTGCGAGAGAAAGAGCCGCGGTTGAGCGGGCCGCCGCGGAGCGCGCTGCTCGGGACCGTATTGCTGCCGCTGAAAAGGCGGAAAGAGATCGTATTGCTGCCGAACGGGCAGCGTCCATCGCAGCCGCGGCCACCGACCCCATGCTCAGCTTTGAGGAGGATTTTGGCCTTGGTAGTTTGTCGAGCGCCCCCACAGCCTCGACCACCACCGCGGGGATCACTCCAACTTTTGGGATCAACACTCGACCAACTATTGGTACGGTCGTTGACACGCCCATCGGCCCGCAGACAGTTACTCCCGCTACAGCGGACTCTGTCACCTATGCCGCGCCGACCACTGCGGAGCTTACCGCGCAGCTCGGACAACAACGTGCCCAAGCGGCAGATGAAGCCGAAGCCGCCGTCGCCCAGATTGCCGCAGACAAAGCCCGGAGCGAGGCCATCGACGCCTTTGCCAACATGGGTGGGTACAGCGAGTTCGGCAACACTATCTCGGACACGACCGGGGTTTCAGCTCCGGCGTCTCTGACCGAAACGGGCCTCGCTGCAGGCACGGGATTAGGTATCAAAACTTTCGGGAACTTGGTGGATGTCCTAGGTAACATCGTCAACCCAGACACCGGAACCGTTGATGTCGGCTTCGGGACGGGGCAGGTTGATCCGGGTCTCGCGGCTGCAGTGACGGGGACAAGCCGCCCGAACGTCGGGGCGGTGGTCGCGGAAAACCCGAACGCCACGCCAAATGCCCTTAATGCCATGGCTGAATCCATCCAAGGTTTCGGAAGCAACATCCGAGACGCGGCTCTGGAGTCCTACGCTCAGAACTTCCCGGAGGCCAATCTCGCCCGCACGGGTGACATTGTCACGACCGACATCTTTGGAAACACGAGCATCAACCCCTTGGCCCTTGGGACTCAAGTTCTGGACGCTTTGCCGGGAACCTTGATGGCTCTGGCTCCCGCGGCGGTACTCGGCATTCCCGGCGCGGCTCTTGGCGGTGCTGCGATGACCGTGGGCGAAGTGTCCGGAGACGCGGCGGACACTGCCTATCGGGACGCCATCATGCGGGGGCTTTCCACGGAGCAAGCCCAGGCCATTGCGGACCAAGCTGCGATGAACGCGGCCCCTGCTGCCGCCGGTACGGGTGCACTGTCTGGCCTGTTCGGCGGTATCGGCGGTCTGCCGGGTCGCATCGGAACCCAGATGCTGGAAGAAGGCATCACCGAGGGCATCGCAGAACCTTCGATTGCGTCGGCTGCTGCAACCACCGCGGCAGGGCAGAACCTGTCCACAGGAAATCTTACCGGTGACCTCAACACGGGCATCGTCGGCGCGCTCTTGGGCGGCGGCATTGCTGCAGTGCCGGGTCAAACGACGGGCCAAGTAACGGCAGCCCCTCCCGGCACGGCAGACACCTTCGCCACTCCGTACGGCGGCATGGACACCTCTGGGATCCGGCCCGGTTTCTCCTCCCCCGGCTTTACGCCCGGCGCGACAAGCCCCGGCGTCACTGTCGAGGGGACCTTTACGGATGTCACTCCCGGCTACACTCCGTCAGGTCCGACGGTCGGCCAGACCGCTACGTCTCCCACCGGCATTGCGTCGGCCTATCAGCAGGCCGCGGATACGATGGCCGAGGCTGGAGTTCGTGGCGTCGGAGACGTTGCCTCCGGCACGGGCCAGACAGCTACGTCCATGGACGCGATGGCTGCCGTCGACATCATCAACAACGAGATCGCCGAGACCGGCGGCTTGTCGCCTCAGACGGCTCAAAACCTCGCCGCCGAGACCGGCCTCTCGCAACAGGATATTGAAAAGCTTGCACTATTTGGCTTTATACCCGATGCCTCTGGCACCGGGCCGACATCAATGGTCGAGATGCAGCAATCTCTTGAGGGCAGAATGAGCTCAGTGACCAACAGGCTTGAAATTACGGAGAACGCACTGCAGCGTAAAGCACGAGAGTTGCAGGTTGTCGAGGAGAAGCTCCAAGAGAACCCCGGATCTCAGTTTTACACCGAAGAAAAAGCGGCTATTTTGCGGGACATTTCTTGGTGGGAGGCGGCGAAGACTAGGGACCTGGCGGAACAAGCAGGTATCCAAAATGAGTTGTCCGTCCTCACGGGGCAAGGTTACACCTCTGCGGTTGAAGCCGCCCCAACCGATAGTGGGCCCAGCCAAGCAATGGTCGACTTTGTTAACAGCCTGTCTGGGGTGCCCGCCCAAGACACCGCTGTAGGCACCGACACCGAGGCCGTTGCCGACGTTGCGGAAACCGCCGTTGACACCGACACTGGCGCGGTTGTCGAGGTGGAAAACACCGTTGCAGAGAACGTAGCGGAGAATGTCTCGACCGACACCGGCGTCACCGTCGAGGTTCAGGACAACGTGAACAACCAAGTGTCGGACCAAGTCACGACGGACACGGGGATCGTGGTCGAAACCACGCCGAACACAAACGTCTCGACCGATGTCCGTGCGACGGACGATGTGATCGAAGGCACTGCGGTCGAGATCGTTGGTCAGATCCCTGGAACGACGACCTCCAACACCCCGACGACCACCACGGCCACGGCCACGACGAACACAAATGTCGGCGGCACTGTGATCTACGAACCGGACGATGAGGATGTTGCTGCCGTGGTGGAGGTTGACGACACGCGGCCCACCGGCCCGACGACACCGGCACAGCCCACAACGACCACAACGACGCAGACGACACCGGATCGCGGGACCGAAACAACGACGAAGCCTCCCTTCGAGTGCCCGGACGGGTACACGGCGGTGAAACTTGCGGGGCGTTGGGTCTGCCAGAAAACAAGTAGCGCACAGGTAGGTCGTCCAACACTTGCAACTCAGCCATATCTGTCGCAGAGTGGCTTTGCTGGCACCGACCCTAACCCGGGCCAGACTCGCACTGTGACGACGACGCAAACCGTAGAAGGTTCATGAACCTACAGTCCCTACCGGAAGAAGCGCTAAAAGAGATCTTGGCCTTAACAGAGGCCAAGAAACGCTTGGACTTGCGCGACATCGCGCAAAACAAGTTCATGCCCTTCGCCCACCACGTCTACGAGAACTTCATCGAGGGCGCGCACCACCGCATCATCGCTGAAAAACTCGAGGCCGTGGCGCGTGGGGAGATCAAGCGCCTGATCATCAACATGCCGCCTCGTCATTCGAAGTCGGAGTTCGCGTCGTTCCTGATGCCTGCTTGGTTCCTGGGCCGGAACCCGAAGCTCAAGATCATTCAGGCCACGCACAACACCGAACTTGCCGTTCGGTTTGGCCGCAAGGTCCGAGATCTGATTGACGACCCGAAGTACAAAGAGATCTTCCCGGACACGCACCTGAAGGAAGACAACAAGGGCGCAGGTAAGTGGGGCACGGACAAGGGCGGCGAGTACTTCGCGGCAGGTGTGGGCGCGGCAGTGACGGGTCGAGGCGCTGACCTCTTCATCATTGACGACCCACACTCGGAACAGGACGCCTTGTCCGAGACGGCGTTTGACCACGCATACGAATGGTACACCTCAGGTCCCCGCCAGCGTCTGCAGCCCGGCGGCGCGATCATCGTGGTTATGACGCGGTGGGGAAAGAAGGATCTGACGGGCCGTCTGATGGCCGCGCAGGGCAGCGACATCATGGCGGACAAGTGGGAGGTCATCGAGTTCCCAGCCATTCTGCCTTCCGGAAACCCGCTGTGGCCGGAGTTCTGGGAAAAGAACGCGCTGCTCTCCATCAAGGCCTCGCTTCCTGTAGGCAAGTGGTCCGCGCAGTGGCAACAGCAGCCCACGGCCACAGAGTCCGCGATCATCCGCCGGGAGTGGTGGCAGCCGTGGGAGAAGGAAAAGATCCCCCCTGTTAAGTACATCTTGCAGGCCTACGACACGGCCTTCTCCAAGAAGGAGACGGCGGACTATTCGGCCATTACCACGTGGGGCGTATTCACCCCCGAGGAGGGTGGCGCAGACAATATCATCCTTCTGGATGCGCGGCGGGGCCGCTGGAATTTCCCTGAACTCAAGGAGATTGCCTATGAGGAGCACGAATATTGGGAGCCCGACATGGTGGTGGTCGAAGCAAAAGCGACGGGCCTTCCACTCATTGACGAGTTGCGGCTCCGCGGTATTCCGGCGCTGGGCTTCTCCCCGGGCAAAAAGGCAAGGGGCGGCGGGGTAGACAAGATTACCCGCATGCACATGGTCGCCCCGCTTTTTGAAGCTGGCGTTGTATGGGCACCTTCTGATAAAAAGTTCGCAGAGGAAGTGATCGAAGAGGTCGTTTCATTTCCCAATGGCGACCACGACGACTTTTGTGATAGCATGACGTTGGCTTTAATGCGGTTCCGTCAGGGCGGCTTCATTTCCCTGAACGGGGAAGAAGAGGCAGATGACTCGCTCTTTCAGCGCAAACGGGAGTACTACTAATGGCCTTGCCGCCTATGGTCGATTCGGCGATCAGAGCCGAAGACATGATGCCCTCAGAGGCCTCCGTTGAAATTCCGGAGTCCCCTTTTGTAGATTTCTCGGGCGGCGCGAAAGTGACACCCGACGGCGAGGGCGGCGCGCTTGTTGAAGCGCTGGCCGATATCATCGCCGAGGAAGAAGCCTCCGTCGCCATGGCGCACGATGCCAACTTGGCTGAGTTCTTGGACGAGTCGTATCTATCCGAGATCTCGACGGACCTCCGGGCCTCCTTCGAAGAGGACATGAGCTCACGTTCCGAGTGGGAGGAGACTTACACAAAGGGTCTGGACCAGCTCGGCGTCAAGTACGAGGAACGCACACAGCCGTTCTCTGGGGCATCTGGCGTTACGCACCCCCTGATCTCAGAGAGTGTGGCCCAGTTCCAAGCGCAGGCGTACAAGGAACTGCTCCCCTCCGGCGGCCCGGTGCAAACCCAGATCATCGGCCTGCAGGATCAGCAGCGCGAGGAGCAAGCTTCACGCGTCAAGGACTTCATGAACTACCAGATCATGGAAGTGATGGAGGAGTTTGATCCGGACATGGATCAGCTCTTGTTCTATCTTCCCCTGTCTGGCTCGACCTTCAAGAAGGTTTACTTCGACGAGGCTCGGCAGCGGGCGGTTTCGAAGTTCATTCCGGCGCAGGATTTGGTGGTGCCGTACTCGGCCTCTGACCTACAAACCGCCCCGCGCGTGACACATGTTTTGCGGATGAATGCGAACGAAGTTCGTAAGCTCCAAGTTTCGGGGTTCTACCGCGACATCGAGCTGACCAAGTACGACCAAGAGAACGACACTGTTCGCCAGAAGGTGGACGAGATCCAAGGTACGTCGAAGTCCTACACGGATGACGTGTACACCATCTTGGAAATGCACATCGATCTCGACATCGAAGGCTTTGAGGACATGTCCCCGGAAGGCGAGCCCACGGGTATCGCCCTGCCATACATTGTGTCGATTGACGAGGGGTCTGGCCAGATCCTGTCTATTCGCCGCAACTTCGAGGAAGGGGCGGATCTTGCGCGCAAGCAGCAATACTTCGTCCACTACAAGTTCATGCCGGGTCTGGGCTTCTACGGTTTTGGCCTGATCCACATGATTGGGGGCCTTGGCCGTGCGGCCACGAGCATTCTGCGTCAGTTGATCGACGCAGGTACTCTGGCT